TGCCTGGGCCGCTGCCAGGGCCGCCGCCAGGGACGCCGCCAGGGACGCCGCCTGGGCCGCCGCCTGGGCCGCCGCCTGGGACGCCGCCTGGGACGCCGAGTGCGACTGGCAAGCCGAGCGGCTGCGCCAGTACCTCATCGGGGAGGTGACGCTGGGGATCGTGCAAGACGAGTGGCAGGACTAGGAGGCGAGCGATGGAGCGAAGCGAAGCCATAGAGCAGATCGTTGACATTCTGCGCAAGCACGAGGACGACCTAAGCGACGGGTACGGGTACTACAGCGGATCACGCACAGACGAGGTGCTCCGCAAGATCGCTGAGGAAGTCTATACCGTGGCAAGGTCAGTAGGCGAGGACTGAGATGCACCCGCTGCCCCGTTCGTGACAGGACAGAGCGCCACAGGCGCTAGACGGCGGGGCAGCGGTTCAACCGAAAGCATAGGAGGTAGGGACGATGTACGAGTATGAAGGCGTTGAGAGTGAGGTGTTGTCCGTTCTTGGGAAGGTCCAGTACGAATGTAAGTCGGCTGGACTGGATGGGGATGACGTCAGGCTTGCGCAAGACGCGGCACTGATGGCGAAGTTCGGGCTGGCGAATCTGGTTGACGCCGGGGATATGCGCGTTGGTGTCTTGCAGGAACGCGCACGGAAAGCGCGCGCGGCGAAGCTCGCAACCATGTCTCCTACGGTTGGCGTCAGTATCCGGGCAGTGGTTCACAGCGGCGGCAACGGCTACTACAAGGTGCGCGTTCTGGGTGACGACATAGAGCGTATCAACGTCACTTCGATTCGTGGCGCCGTTCGCGCTCAGGCTATTGCCGACAGAGTAAACGACGTCATTGCCGCAGTCATAGCCGAGATTCGAGACTGAGATGCACCGGGCATGGAACGGTTTCGACGTGCTGGAAAACCCCACGGGGAACAGTGCGGACCCGCGTTCGACTCGCGGCATGTCCACAAGGGGAGCAGTCCCCGCCGGGTCTCGGATGGGCCAGGTACCCATCCACAGGCGGCTCTGGGAGGAGTACCGCCAGCCCCGCGCATACGCCGCGAATCCCGGCACGGCGGCGCGGGAGCATGCAAGCAGGAGGTGGGTCGGGGCGAACGCCACACGCCACAAGAGGCCGACAGTATGAGATTCTAGGGCGGGGCTGCAAGAGCCTGGGGCGTCGTAGCCCCACCGCCCAATTGCCGGCATCGCAACCCGGCATCCTCCTGTGATCCGGCGCCGGCATGGGGTCGGCGCCGGTAGGGAGGGCGAGCGAGGGAGGTGAGGGATGGCCGTCAAACCCGGTGAGACGTGGCAGGTTGACCACCAAGGCACGCGCCTGCTGTACCCCGAGACGCGCGAGAGCACCATCGAGCGCCGTGCGCTGGACGCCGCGGGCCAGTGGGCCGAGACAGCGACGCGGCTCGAAGCGGAGTGCCAGCGGCTGCGCGAGCGCGTCGCGGAGCTGGAGGAGCGCATCGCCGCGCTGGGGAGGGTGCCACGGTGACGGACTACGCCGCGCTGGCGAAGGCGCTGCACGCCAGGCTGGGCACTTGGCAGGCCGTCGCCGATGCGTGCAACAACGGGCGCGCATACTCACGGACGACCTATTGGCGCATCGCCCAAGGCACGCTTCCCGCGTCACCCGCAATTGCGGAGGCGATCAGTCGCGTAGCAGCCGAGGTAACGCACGTTACCAGCCCTAGG